TTTGCCAGAAATGGCATCCATTAGCCCGCCACGTAACTGGCGGGCTTTTTTCTTTACCGCCCATTAGCCTGCTTATAACCCTGGCGCATCTGATCCGCCATACTGGTCGCTTTAACGTTTTTTACCAATGATTGCTTGTATTGAGCCAACAGAGAACTCAACTGATCAACTGGTATTTTATCAACATCCCACTTTTTATCAGTCATCACCTGCTTAAAGCCCGGATAGTCTTTGTCTGCCTCCAGTCGCTGACGGAGCGCATCACTGTTACTCTGTTCTGCACGCTTATCATCTTCCGTTCCCGGAGGCGTCACACCATATACGCTATAGAGATGCTGCTCCAGATCCTGGTACTGCTTATCGTTAGCGTTGATATTATCCAGAACCGTCTTATGAGTGGCAACATCACCGCCAATATCTCCTGCCCGCAACTTACTGTCAGACTCAATACGCTTCTCTTCCAGATCTGCAATTTTCCCAGCAACCTGCTGCCGAACAGTATTTTTCCCGGCCCCACCAAGCGCTTTCGCATTTGGACTGGAGGAAATCAGGGCTGATGCCGCCGCGCGCGCAAACATTTGCTGCCCGGCAGCTTCTTTTGGAATAGCAATCAGGGGATCATCCGGATGTGTGGTGCCAAATTTCGACAGCGGCCCTTCAGCAGTAGAACCATCCGAGTATGTCAGCTTAATTTTCGGTGAAATTAGCTTTCCGTCAGGGGATGGAATGACGCCTGTTATTTCACGACCTGCAACCGTCTTACCATTGCCGGGATCCAGCTCCCCAACCCCGCGCTTGAGCTCCGGGGCCAGAACGGTATTCAGGTTTCGCAAATTCTCAGCAGAGTTCAGTTGATCGGGATTTTTGCTCAACGCATCTGTAATTGACTTAACCGCTGAACGGTATGGCATACCAGACATTGCCCCCAAATCAAACGGCGTACCGCTCAGTTTATCGAGCACCACTGCCGGGACTTCGCCCCCATTTGACAGGATCTGAATCGCTCCCTGCCAGACTGGTTGTAATTCAGCCATCTGATTACGGTATTGCTCCATACCTAACTGAGCGCTACGAAATGCCTGATTCATGCCAGCTATTTGCTGCTGCATTTGCATTTCTTTATCGCGAAGCCCCATTTCGTCGGAGTGAAACTGTTTCTGCTGATCCAGTGAGTCCTGTCTGAACTGGTTATTCTGATCGAATTCATGCTGACGCATAATCTGGTCTGCCTGGCGCAGGCTGTTCGACTCTTCCTGGTATTTCTGATTGTTCACCGTGCGCCAGATGTTGTTGACCGAATTCAGACCTTCGGCAAATCCACTTGAAAAAGACATACTTCCCCCTAAAACATCGCCGCAACTGACATCGCCAGTGCCGCCATATTCAGTCCCTCAAAAGCACCCTGTTCAGTTTCACGTTTTGCTGTCTGCTGGGCGTCAATCTGCTGCTGTGCGGCTTCACGTTGAGCTTCTTCATTCGCCGCCTGTCCCATGCCCTGCATGGCTTCTTTGCGGGTTTGCTGCCCGGCCTGTAAAAGTCCATAGCCCATATCAGTAAGCCCCTTCAGTGTGGTACTTCATCGCGCCGGATGCTTTGGCTCCGGACCCTGTGAGAATATTAATATCGCGCTGCTGCTCTGCCGTTCGGATGCCATTTCTCGTGGAGGCATCAGAAAGCGCAGCGCTGACTGAATCTGACTGGTCTTGTGGGTTCGATGCGCTGGCCAGCCCATAGCGCCCCATATCATTACTCTGCGTCACTTGCGCTGTGTTCAGTGAATTTTGCTCATTCTGTGATACCCGCCCCAACTGGTCCGTCATCAACTGATGCGTATCTTCCAGATTAAGCATTTCGTCTAACACCGGCTCATAACGTGTCTGCCAGTCCTCCCAGGCCTCACGCGTGATTTCGGCCATCGTATCGTCTGCATATCCCATATGAACCTCACGAATATCTGGAGTTATACAACCCAACACCGCCCATCCCAGCCCGGATACCGGAATTTGCCAGACTTAGTGCATCCGGTTGGGCAAGCGATGCTGTTTCAGCTGATCGGGCATCTGAAATTGCTGCTTTATTCGACGCATTAGACAGGCTATCGAGCGCAGACATGTTCTGGGCCGACTCACCGGAGCCGATCGCCAGTGCATCCTCCAGTCCACCAACGTACTGATCTGCCTGAGAGGACTGCGCCTGATTAATTGCATCGTTTTCCTGAAATGCCTGCTGCCTGGTCAGGGAGTTCTGCGTGGTACCGAATTTCCCGCTGTTTGGGTTCACTCCCGCAGAAGTCAGCGAATTAGCCGCATTGTCACGCGCATCACTGAATTGCGAACTGTATGACATGTTGGTATCGCCAGCCGCCTTCTGATAGGCCAGTGGGTTATTCATCTTGTTTACATCCTGAATAAAAACGTCTTCATAGGGCGCCAGCTTCTGCTGATACAGTTCCCACATAGACTCGGCTACTTCTGCCTGTGCCTTCTGAGTTTCAGTCTCTTCAACTTCAACACTGCCACCACCACCCATAATCACCTCACATTTTTTCTGAACCACATCCGACCCCGTTCATCATCAGGCTGGCGAATAAAGCCCATTCTCCCGGCCACGCGCACAAAGCCGCGGCGGGTCGTACAAAACTCAAACCATCCGGCTCCTGCAGCTCGCGTCAGTTCAGTCACGATCGGATTAAACTTCGTCAGTGCGCCAGAACCGCTGCTGATTCCCAGCCAGACCAGCATGTATTTCTCACCGTTCCGCTCCATCAGTCGAAGCACGACCCGTGTCTTTTCATCGCCAAAGCAAAACGCCTGCTTTTTACGGCAGGCGTCTTTAATTATTTCAAACAGGTCGGGTTCATTTACGTCAGCCGCAACCCGGTTAATCAGAGAAATAAACTGGTTCACGATACAATAATTCCTCCGCTTCCTTTCTTGGCAACCATTAACACAACATCACTAATTGACACACTACCGTAATAGGTGGAGTTAGTGACGGTAATATCAATAATCAGATCACCGGTTCCCATTATAAAATCATATGCCAGAGATGCACTCCCGGCTCCAGAGGAGTCTCCACTACAACTGGCCGAATATGTGGCATATGCAGTTCCATTAATGCTGATATCCATTTTAATTGATGCTCCGCCGTATACAGTGTGATCATATTCCATATGATTACTTGACTCACAATTCATTGAAACCGCAGGGATCATGACCGTTCGGTCAAATTCCTGATCATCAATAATTTCAATCCGCCGGCTTCCCGATATCCCAATAGAAAAACCGACAGCATTAACAATATCGCCTTTAATCTGGTTAGCTGACAGCGTGCCTTCAATTACACAGTCTTCACCGATGGTGACGTTGTTAAACTGCCCTTCATTCGCAGTCACGCGGTTTAACGTAACATCATTCAATGTCGCATTATTCGCGGTCATATTGCCGCTGCTGTCTACAGAGAAACCATTCCCGATTTCAATCTGCCCACCTTTGATATCTGGCGAGTCAATTTCAATTCCGGCGGTAACTTCATCCGCGACAATGGTCTGGGCATTAAGAACCTGGATTGTCGCCTGCTCAATAACCGCTTTCTGCATGCAGACACCATAGTCGGCATCCACATAGAACAGCGCCTCCATAGTGCCGTCAGGATTCGGATTATTAGGGTCAAATACAAAGAACTGGGTCGCTGCAACTGCCACCTGGCTGATGGGCTCGCCCTCATCATCCACACCGGCCACCAGGCCAATTCCGGCGGTAATGCCGTCGGCGCTGGCTTTTACCGACCACATATTCTGGAAGGCCTGAGTCCCTTCGGAATCAATGGTTGTGATTTGCTCCTGAACACCGTCCAGTCCGGCCTGCAGCTGTGCGATCAGGGGGGAATCATTAATGGTGTCGTTAATGACATTGATAATGTCATCGGTACTTTCCTGCGTTTTAACGTAGGTACCTTCACTGGCATTGTATGGTCCGGTCACGCCATCACTGTTAACAAAGCGAATCCAGTAATATCCCTCGTAAACCGGATCAATCGGGTCGCTGTAAATGTTCGCGGCGGTACTCCCGACCTGAACTGCCTCAGACAGGTTATCTTCCGGACAGCGCCAGATCTGCGTCAGGCTATGGCCGTAATACACTGGTGCATCCCAGTCTAATTCCACAACGCTGAACCCGCCATTTACCACCAGTCCGGTTGGTGTTGAGGGATAAGCAGGTGTTAATCCGCCATCACCGCCGGAATCACTACCTGAGCCACTGCCATCCGTAGTGCCACCAGAGCCATCTGGGTAGAACGGCACGCAATTGCCGGAACTGTCAGTGACCATCACAACCGCCGCCCCTTCACCGCGTTGCCCCGTCAGAACCTCCATATTTTCATACAGTGCATCCAGCGTTTTATCTGCACGAAACAGTGGGCTTACCGTCGATGTGCTGGCTGAATTTGATGAACTGGCTTTCAGACGTGTGCCTCGCTGTCCGCCCTTTGCCTGTTTCCTGGCTCTGGCGAGCGAATCCTTCACATTCATGCTGGCAATTCCTTCACGCTCTGCGCCAGCGTAATCCGGTCCACCTGCGCATAGCCGTAGACCTCGGCCTGCCACTTACTGCCAGCCATCACAGGTAAGCGGAAAATATTATCCACGATCGAGCCCGGCGGCATGGTGCACGCCAGTTGCCCTTCAATAAAGAAGCGGATACCGACCTGAATGACCGACGGAGACATAACACGGCAAACGGAATAGCTGCTGCCCTGCGGGACATGAAACACTTTTGATCGCCAGCGCATAGAAAGCGGTGTCTGCGACGCCTGAGAGACCCAAAGCTCATCACTTTTTGCCACATAAAGCAGATCGCTCTGTGGGTCGGCATAGGCTGCATCGAAGGTGTTCGTCAGACGACGGAGATCGTTGTTATTTGGGTCGTAGATAAACCCTCTGACGGTGTCATACACGCCGTCACCGTCCCCATCATAGTCATACAGACCGATGTAATTGCCGCCAACCGACCACGCACGAACAGTAGTGGGGTTGAACGCCTGCCACTGCTCACGCGTCATCACATTTGCAGTTGCGACCGAACCCGCTCCTGTAGCCGTCACTTTCACTATTCCTGCCGGGCCAGCATAGAGAACAAAACCCAGCATCGAAACCATAGAGCGCTTTGACAGGCAGGCCTGATTTAACTGTACGGGCTTATCGCTGATGTTACCTGGCGTTATGCCGGAGAAGACAACCGGGACACCTTCTGTGCCCGCCACAACAGCGGTATCCACAGAGGCAATAGCGACTATGTTGTCGTAGGTAGACAACTTATAGGCATCTGGCCAGGCATACGGCAGATAAGGCATTGAGAACATAATTTCATTGCCGGCAAACCCCACGCTGATCCCGTTGTTCATTGCACACAGGCCAATCATGTTATCCGGCGGCATCAGATAGTCTTCCGTTTCCAGCGTTGCCGTCAGTTCATCACTGGTCAGGCTGTCAACATAACTGGTCACCGCAATATCAAGCTCGACAACTTCAAGGAATTCGGCGTCGCTGGTTGTCGTGACTGTCCGATAAATACGTCGGCGCGTGATGTTGTAATTGCCTGCCGGTGGCGCAGCAAGACTGAGCGTAACAGAGCTACCAGGTGCAGTGATTTCCACATCTGCTGATGCCGGACCTGGCGGCCCTTCTTCACCGTAAGCAGTTACGTAGGTTTCGCAGTAATAGCGCGTTTCGTCATTTGTCGGATCGTCATCAATAACCGGATTACCGTCATCATCATTCGGCGGAGTTACAGCACTGATACCGATCGCAGTTTCCGGCGCCGGGACTCCTAACCGGTAATACGCTGACGGTAAATTATCCCCCACCAGCGCAATATCAGCACTGGTCAGTTTGGGGTACTCACCGTCGGTGTAATAAATTCGGTTAAAAGGATCCTGAGCAATGGGGCTACGGATAACATCCACGTCATGATCCCACGCAAACCAGTAATCATCGAAATAATGAAATACAACCAATGGGGTGAATGTAAAAGCGATAGAAGCATCGATATCCGCTGTCAACGGTGTAATAACACCACAGTCAAAATGACAATTCTCAGCGTACGTTGAATTTGACTGCGGCAATAACCCGTCAGCATCCCGCGGGATTTCTCCACGCATTGTGGTGATATCGATATTCATGTTTTTATCAGATTATTGAAACGGGTTGTTCAAGGAATGTTGTGGGGTTAACTGTTAAATCGATGTTCATCAGCCCTACAACATATTGCTGAAGTGCCAGCAAACTAGCGCTATCACCGTTGCGAGAAGAGCCAGTAGCGATGGAGCATTGAATGACACCAATTTGCAGGAGTGCTGCTGCCATCAGGACATCTCGTTTTGCTGTGTTATCTGCGACAACCTTCTTATCAACAATAGCGTCATCCTGATAAACGTTTGTGCCGTCGAATTTCCATGTTCCATCGAGAGTTACTCCCACTGGATAATCATCAACAGCAACTTCCGCTACAGACATACCAACGGGCCACAACATTGATACTGCATATATATTACCGCGTTGTGGTACAGGTGCATCAATAACAGAACGGATAATACCATCTGCGTCATATTGTATTTTTACGGTATCATCAGAAAACTGACTTTGGCACTTATACCAATCCAGCCCATCCTCTGACGTGAGAAATAAAACACGACAATCATTATTAAATAACGCGAGCATTTCCTCTGTTGGAGTCACCAATTCGAAATTTTTATAATTCTTCATTTCACCCGCCTATCGTCGCCCAGATACCATTAAAATTTTGCTGAATAGATTTATACCGGGATACAATACTCCCACTATATGTAGTATTAAAAGCGACAAAGGATATTGCAGTTCCGGGAACAGTATTAGAAGTTGTGCTGTAGGTTGCTGCTGTTTCTGCACCAAACTGCACTCCCTGAATAAACCGGGCATTGGCATCAGCAATAGTTTCATAGCCAGAAAGGTCAATCGGCGGTGGGTTGTTCGGGGAGTAAACCCGCTGACCTGATTCGTATACAGTGCTGACGTTTAATTGACTGTTAATTGTAACAGTCCCATTTCTGTCAACATGAACAGGATTAGAAACCCACAGGCCAGTATCATCATAAAAATGGATATCCCAGCCGCCCATATAATAACCGGCATTACATATATCAACCCCAGATGAATTATAATATGCAGTAAATCCGGAACCATCGAGCCCCGCTGCTGTACCGTTAACAAAGACCGTGTAATTTGAGTGAATTGCTGTTAACCCAATAGCTTCTAAATTTCCTACAACTAAATTCGCCCAGGTAATCGAATTTAATAATTCAATTGTGTTTACATCAGAACGAAAATGAAACCGGTAATCGTAATCAGCTTCCGGATAAGTGGTATGAATATCCCAGTAATAATCAGACGTTGTCCCCGCCCCGGTACCAAACTCTAATACTGCACCACCAGTATTGATTCTGCTGGTCTGGACATCAGGAGCACTAACAAACCCGGTAAAACTGGCATCAGTACCACTCAAATCGCCTGTCAGGACTCCGCCACCCGATGGCAATGCGGACACATCTGCTGCAGTTAACTCCACATCTCCCGTTTTGCTGTTAACGCTGGTAACCGGTGGTTCAGTTTCTGGAGGCGGAAACACTTCGGAGTAGATCCGGCTTTTTATGTAACCACCATTACCATCTGGCACCAGCACAAATAAACTGGTCGGTTCGGCAGCTTTGAGGCAGATCCCCGGCAATGAGTCGGCACCGAGCACTAAGTTATTATCAGCATCCAGACGTACCACATCGACCGCCGTGGTACCGCTGGTCACAATCTGTAAGCCAGAACCAACATTCAGGATGATATCTGCATCGATTTTGAGCGGAACAGGCTCACCGGCAACTACCTGCTGCCCCAGCAGACGACACCATGTTCCTGTCGTGGCCAGATATACCAGCATGTCACCCGGATCCCAGATAATGTCTGAGTTAACCGGGTCAGTGCCGCCATCGGTGATCTGCCAGACGCTGGCGATATCCGGCGTACTGGGGTAACCCGCCTGAATAGCCCATTGCCCCTGATCCGTTAATGGCGATGTGACTTTACTGGCAGCATCTTTTGCTTCCTGAGCGTACTCCTCCGCCGCATCCCGCGCATTTTTTGCATTGGTTTCGCTGGTCGCGGCCGCTTCCTGGCTGGCCTGCGCATTTGTTTCAGACGTTTTAGCCGCAGCCGCAGATTCACCCGATGCCACTTCACTGGCTGCTGAGTCAGACTCTGACACGTGCGCCGCGGCTGCCGACGCCGCAGAGGCGGCTTCACTACCAGCCGCATTTGTTTCGGAAGTATTTGCCGCTGTCGCCGAAGATGCAGCTGCATCCTCACTGGCCGCCGCATTCGTTTCTGAGGTCGCCGCTGCTTTAGCAGAAGCCGATGCGGCATCTGCATCACCTTCAATGCTTTTTGCACTGGCGTCTGCTGCTGATGCTGAGGCCGCCGCCGCATCTTCACTGGCGGCAGAGTTTGCTTCCGATGTGGCTGCCGCCGTTGCAGATGAGGCTGCGGCACTGGCACTACCTGCCGCCTCAGTATTGAGACCTTCCATCTGAGCAAGATCGTCCTGCATCTCCTGCTCAAGCTGACGAAACTCCAGAACGATCTCCGGAGTCAACTGAGACTCGGTCAGCTCCTGCATAAGCAGATCATTCAGGGAACCCGTCGGCGTCGTATCATCAATATGCACCGTGCCATACTGCTGTGTTTGCCCTGCCCAGCTAACCTGAATAGTGTAATCACCGTATTCCAGATCAACAGAATAACTGCCGTCGCTGGCAGTTTTACAGGATGAACTCACGCCTTTCAGTACCACACTGCCCGTGGCAATGGCATCAAAGGTAATACGTGCGTTGGGTACCACATCACCGGAGATCGGACGTTTCAGAACGCCACTCAGAGTTAAAGTCCCCATTACGGCGCAACTCCTGTCTGCCCGGCGGCGCGAACAGCTTTAGCCTTCACACCTGCCTTATCAACGTTGTTCTTGATGCCCATCGCGTCGTTGTAATTCTGCAGATGCTGCTTTGCCAGATTGTCATCCTGCCCTGGCGCATCTTTACTGAACGCCCGATACAGGCACCAGTCCACCACCGGGTTAATGAAAATATCGCTGATCGCCATCGCAACAGGGTCTTCCTCGTCCAGTTCCTCCAGCGTGACCTCCACCGGATATAACGACACTGCCATCTCCAGCGTTACGCCTTCTGCCACTCCGGGATAAAGCATGAAATATTGCGGTAACGCCGGATTGTACAGATACGCCTCCGCACTCACTTCCCCGGACGTGGTGCGCCACATCGGGTCGGCAGTGTCCAGCGTAACCCGATCGCCGGGGACCATGGCACGCCCGGAGTCCTGACCAACAATGTCGATTAACTGATAGACACTCTCCGGCAACTGCTGACGCACACCGGCTGCGCACGTAAAAGGAATGACTGACGCCGTGGCATCCGGGCGTTTGAGCGCAACGGCGCGCACGGCATCATTGAAATAGCCCAGCAACTCTGATTTGGTCCAGCGAATAAACCCGGGATCGCGCAACTGGGTATTCACGCGCCCCAGTACATCCACGACAGCGATAGTCATCAGAAAAATTCCTGCTTAACGACGGGATTCTGGAAGGTATTAAATGCGGTATTTTCGATACGCCAGCGGAACGCGGCGCGGTAGCCGTCTACGAAGTACGGTTTCATCTCCGCTGCCAGCTGCGGATTGCTCCACGCCTTGCCCGGCATCTCCGCCATACGGGCGACGGTGCCACAGGCCAGCGCCAGCGGATAATCATCAATCAGGATCTGAGGGATAGTGATGGCAGTCTGTCGCGGTTCAATGACGAAGATCGCATTGAACTCTGCATATGCGCGGTTAACCCGTAGCTCATTGCCGCTCAGTTGCTGATAATCCACGCCAGCCTGCAACTGCGGCCCGTCCGTACCCGGCTGCATCTGCTCACCAAAAACCCTGATCAACTGTCGACCCTGATAAGGCTGATCTGCTGGCACCAGTAACACGCTGTCACCGGCGGCAACGCTGACCGGCCCCACGGTATCCTGCACAAGCCGTGACTCCCGGCAGAACTCGATAGCCGTTTCAACGATCGCGCGGCGGATCATAAAATCCAGCGCGCCGGAAATCGATTCCCGCACCAGGGGATACAGCACGTCAGGTGATGCCAGCGAGATCATTACGCGTCCCCTTCTGCCGCCAGTTTTGCGCGAAGTGCGTCACGGACACGCAGACGGAAGTCATCCACTTTCTCCTGAGCAGACTGCTGAGGAATGTCCAGTTCAGCGCCTTCCACCAGGGTACGCAACTGCGCGGCGGTAAATTTGCCGATATCACCGTAGTCGCCGCAGTTCATATCCCGACGCTTACGCTCTTCTTCTTCACGCAACAGCGCTGCTTCGGCTGCCAGACGGACGGCTTCAGCCTCATCCGCTTCACGTTTGCGCCAGTCGGCCACTTTGTCTGCTTCAATCCACACAGTCGGATGCTGAAGCATACGCTGGGCAATATCTGCCGGAGTCGGTACCGATTTACCACGCGGAAACAGCAGATGACTGCCGGTCAGTGTGTCATGTTTGATACGTTTGGGCCCGATGTAGACCAGATCAATCTTATCCATCACAGCGTACCTTCGTAGATGTAGAAGATTTCCAGCACCAGATCGCCGGTAGCTGCCGCACCGGTCACCTGTACTGACACATCGGTATTAGAAGTGGTCTCTTCCAGAACACAACGGGTATGAGTGGTATCCGCTGCGGAAAAGTCACCGACGGAGGTCACAACCGTTCCACCAATGAGCAGATTGACACCCGCACCTTCACCCAGACCTGAACTGGAATACAGTAATGCCGTCGTTAGCTGAGCACCCGGTGGCAGACTGAAGATATCGACAACCGTATCCACCGCCGTGGCATTAAACGTATATTTCGCAATCGCGACTGACTGGTTACCGTGCGAACCCTGATAAACAGGCCGGTTATAAGACGATGCCTGAATCGTTGGCATAACGAGCTCCTGATAAAAGAGCGGGCAGCAATGCCGCCCGAAGAAAGGAAGACGCCTACAGCGTCGGGTTGTTGGTCTGGGAAACAGCGGTATCCACGCAGATAGTCCCGAAGTCCTGCACATAACCATCTTTGCCACGGAAGCGGATTTTCTTGAGACCGTTGATCCAGCGGATGGAGGTTTCGGTGGTGTTGCCGTGGTCCACCTTCTCGGTGTGCTGCTGGAACGGGCTGCCCCATTCACCGGAACCATAGGCATTGGCGATCGCCTGCCCACCGAGCAGCACGGCGCGGTCCACCATCGTTTTAGTGGTGACGATTTTGGTCGTCGCGTCTTTGTCGTTATTACAGACAGTGACATTCGAACCCGAGTTAAAGCGCACCGGCATGCCGCTGTACTGGCGGACCAGAATGTTGCGCCACATGGCGGTGTCACCTTTGAAGATCGGATGATTGAAGCCTTTGGAGCGGTTGATCGCCGCTGCTGCCATCATCTGCCAGTCTTTACCACTGGTGGAGGTGTACCAGTCATTCCACTGACGCGGCGTGACGAACATGACGTAGTACGGAGAGTCACCTGACATTTCGTCGGCAGCCAGCTTAATCGGTGCCAGAGGGTGCGCCATTTCGCTGAGATACAGGGACAGATTGTCCACCACGTCCAGCGTGAACAGATCCGCAGAATCCAGCGTTTCGAGGCTGGTGGCATCCCCGCCGTACATCTGGCGGCCATAGGTCGGCGGATTCACATCATTGACCATGATTTCCGCAAACTCCGCGTCGTCTGCCAGCGGAACGATGATATCGTCAGCGGTCACGTCACCGCGCGCGCCCATCATCTGTACGGTACAGATCTGATCCGCCAGGTCGTTGTAATACGTCCCCAGTAGTGTGCGCGCCGTCTTGCCCAGATTGTGCTTGGTGCGTTTCTGCGACATACGGCCACCGGCGTTAACCATGTGGCGACCCTGGTTGATCTTCAGACCGAACGTGGACTGTTCGAGGTTTTCACCGCGACCTTCCAGTTTTTTATCGCCCATGGTCGGGCGTTTGTTCAGCTTGAAGAAGATATCAACATCCACTTCATCGCCTGCCTGACGGGTTAAATCGGTCACGCGGACAACCGGCGCATGCGGGCTGGACTGCTCTGCGCTGCGTTTGCCGTTGTCGCCCTGCGCATTCTTCGGGGCGTTCTCTGTCAGCATATTGACGAATGAACGGTTGCGGTTAGCTGCGACAAACAGCGCGGCCTGCAGAACCTTATTCGCCTGAGCCGAGGTTACTGTAGTCATATCCTTATTCCATTAAAGAGAAACCCGCCGGGTGGCGGGTTGTCAGATGTTCAGACTCGACAGCAGCGACTCAATTTCAGCATCACTCATCGATGCCATTGAACCCAGCAGATCATTCCCGGACTTCGCCGCAATCTGGGCGGCTCTGTCCGTGGTAGACGCTGTGACTGTCGAACCAATATCGGAAGGTGAACCCGGCAACGTGGCAGCGGCTGCCGCGACCGCTTTGTCTGCCTGCGCTGCAATGGTTGCCTGATCCTGCACCGGAGCCTCGCCAAAGGCGGCCTTAACCCGGCGCTCCACTTCCTGAAAGCGTTGTACGAGAGATTTTCCGGCGAATGCCGGGTCTTTTTGCAGTCGCCCGTCGATAACCAGCGCCATATCCCAGCGATCCTGATCGCCGCTGCGCCAGCCATCGAGTTCCGGTAACTGCATTAATGCCACATCAACCGGACTGGTCCCCGCAGACGGAACACTGGCCGGTACTACCGCCGTGGGACTGGCGGTTAATGCGCTGATCTGTCGGGTAAGAGCCTGCAGGTGTTTACCAAGCGCGGGGTATTCTTCCATCAACTCCTTAAGCTGCTCATCATTGAGCCCGGAATCATCGAGAAGACTGGCATCCACACCGGCATCCACTGCACGTTGTTTCAGGTCGTTCAGTTCCTTCTCGAGCTGCGTGGCCTTTGCAGCATCGGCAGACAACTGTTGTGCTCGTTCTTCCGCCTGACGTGCCCGCTCGCGAGTGGCTTCCAGCACGTCATACGGAATCGTATGCACACCGTCTTTAGCCAGAATTACCGGCTTACTGCCCTCTACCGACTTATCATCCTCGCCCGGCGTCGGCTGCTGCGCTGCCTGCCCGCCGTCTTCCGGCTTGGGAGCGGCTGCGGCTGGCTGCGGTTTATCGCCCGTCAGGATAGTAGTCGGTGCAGGAACTGGATCAGACTTGTCCTCCGGATTGAGGTCATCAATGATCTCCTCATCCGGTTCATTATCAATCTGGTCCAGCTTTGCCTCTAACTCTTCTAAAGTCTCGGTACCTGTAAATTCAACGTCGCTCATATCTCACCTTTGCCTGTGTCGTCGGCTAACGAAAAGTACATACAAAAAAGCCGCTCCACGGGGGAACGGCTTTGCTGTGATGCACTAAGGAAAAGAGCCCGGCGCGCTCCGGGCGGCGTAAAAACGCAAAAACCCGCTCAAAGGCGGGTTAAAGTGGCATTACTGCTATTGTGGGGATTTTCATCCTGTGATAGTTGAATGTCAAGTAAAGGCTAATGTTAATTACTTGAACTTATGAATAAGTTTTCTCTATGCCATGAGATATACGGAATATTACCTGCCCGTAATTTAACTCTAATGGATGTGCCACATCCCAGAGTTCTGATAACGTCCTCTGTTAATACAGGAGATATCAACATCTCTCCGCTATCCTCGAAAGAAATAAGACCTTTATCAAAGAGCACATCCAAATTTGGTATCAATAAAAGACCATTATTGACATCAAGCCGTTCATCATTTGTTGACAAACTCCAGGGTTTGATATGCGATGCGCGTAAAACAGGGGTATAATCACAACCAGAAACGCAGCAAGTTTTCCATGCTTCAATTAAATTTTTACGAAATATCCCCTGGCCTACTCTGGCCATAGTTAACTGCTCTCGCTCCGTATCTGTTATGTTAAGAGATGACTGAATTTCGTTTATAGCCAGATCATCTAAAATACTCGTTAAATCATTCATATCAGAAGATAACCAGTATTTTCTCTCTACCCCAAACGCACCTGTTTTGGAAGGGGTGATACCATTCTTCTCACAAAAGCCAAGATAATACTTTTCCAGGGTTGAGTTAGCTTTAGGGGGGTGTCCAATAATAGAATTTATAACTTTATTAGTATCCCGTCCATCGCGACCTTCGTTATGCTTATGAGTTGACAATTTATTACCTAAGTACCCAATAAATCTAGATGGGGCAAAAGCGATACCATTAGCAGAACGATAAGGCATGAAACAAGTGCCTTTTTTTATTAATTTTTTATACTCATCCAGATCTTGCCCAATGGAAGCCCTACCATTTTCAAGCTCCATTATATTTATCATTATTTGCTCAAAATCTGATACAAGGTGCATATTTAAATCCTTTATAAAATTCCATTGAAGCCACTAAAAATCAAATGAACCAAAATACTATAACTTTGCTATTAAACCTACAACTCAAGCTTTGCTCCTTTGCTCACCAACTGAATAATGAGTTGTTGTAACTGCTGTATCTGCGCGCCCTGCTGTGTGATCGTCTGCTGGGTCAGTTCCATCTGCTGCATGATCTGCCCAGTCTGTGCCATTGTGAGACCATCGCTATACTTCTGCCCGTCCGCCGATGCCTGAGATTTGTTCGCGCTGGCCTGCTTACTGGCGGTATCCGCATCTTTGTTCTGAATCTCCGCTATCTGCTGTTTGAACTGCAGTGCCTGAGCAAACTCATCAAGCTTCGCCTGCTGTTGGGAGGCCTGCTTCTCTTCGTCGGTCATATACTGTGGATCCTGCGTTCCCAGCGCGCGGCTGACGCGGTCAATAAACTCATCCTTGTTCGGGATTTCCACCAGTTCCAGTACCAGGTCAATGACAGCAGACTGTGCCTGCGGCGGCAATTTCTGGATGATACCAATCAGACGATCGGCAAGCTGGGCGCGGTACGCTGGCGTGGAATCGATCGGTGCCAGGACAATACGCGCATCGAGGCGGCTGATATCGTTGGTTATCTTGCCATCGTCGCCCGGCGTGTTGATAGTCACCACTTTACGGCGCCGTTTGTCCTTCCTGTTCACCACGATGGTGTAGCTGGTCTTCTGCTTCAGGTCTTCCAGCAGATAATTCAGCACCAGTTCACCCAGCGCATTACAGGCCATCGTATAGTTATCGTTGATCTCGGCCAGCGTCGTCGAACTCTGCTCTACCAGGTTACTGACCGCTATGCCGGAAACCACACCACTGGTGTCCTGCCCCATATAGCTGGAATAGATCCCGGCGCAGTCCTGAATATTCTGGCGGTCATACTCCATGACCTGCATCTGCTGCGCGCTGACGCTACTGTCCCGGTTAATCTGTAGCGCATCCGCTGCTTTGGTTTTGTTCTTACGATCGGCATTGAGGATAAAAACGCCGTCCGGCCGGTTCGCCTCTTTACGGACCTGCTCTGCGGTCATATTCGTTGCATCGCTATCCATGATGACCTGCGACGCCTGTAGTAACCAGGTGACTTTAAGATGACGGAAATTGTAGCTGTTCTGGGCGCTAATCATTCGTGACACCAGACCGTAGGGAATGCCGCTCTGGTCTTTACGAAAGCCCCAGAATGATACCAGCGGGAACATCCCCTGCGGCGCATCACACGGACGATCGCCCAGGTGATACGGTCCTGCCCACCAGGATTCCCGGATAAACGACACCAGACGCATCTCAACCTTCACCCGCCCGCTGGCGACCGCCACGGCATGAGCAATGTTATTTTTATCGTACTCCACCATCTTGCCGGTCGGCAGCGCCAGCATCGGGATGCGTTCATAGACGCGGTAATAGATCACATACAGCATTATGCGATCACGACTGGTGCTGAGATATTCAGCCTCGTTACGGCTCCATGTCTGCCGTTCCTCCCAGCCGCTACGCAGATCGACGTCATCACCGTCAATGCGCTCGATATCGTCAAACGTGTCCCACGTACCGACAGCATTTTTCAGTGTCTCGGCCCGCTGCGGGAATAGCATCACCGCTTCATCCAGGTCAATCCAGCGGCGACGACGCACCCAGCGCGCATCACGCAAATCAGGCTTTTTGCTCAGCCAGTCCCAGTCAACTTCATTGCGGTTGATCTGCTCCGCAATATAACGCGGCCCGGTGACGTCAGGGTTACGACGAACCTCCACCCATGACAGCCCCGCTTTAATCTGCCCGGCATAGGCGTCAGAGCGGACGCGATCAATACGCATCTCCTGACACACGGTATAAAACTCAGCATTAAGCGCTTCCGCCAGCTTCTCCATGTCGTCGTTTTCATAGTTGGCTTCGACACGCAGATCTGAACGTGTCTTCGCCTCGGTACCCAGCACGGAATCAATTGCTGGTGCTATCAGGTTCTGGCACTCAACTGGCTGACCTCGCTCTTCCAGCACGGCAGCCACCTGCGGCGGTATCTGATCGCCGTCGTAATAGGCACAGCACCGGTTTGCGTCGGTACGCCAGTCCGGCTGACCGTCGATATCGCCCATGAGATTAAGCAACTGCGTCTGTGTGAACTGTCCGCGATGCTGGCGGTTCTTACTGATTTCGATAAGTTTCATTGTGTCATCCAGTGCTGTGGTCTGGTGTCGTTGTAAACGGTAACCGGGCGTGCTGGCATACGTGCCCGCATTTCCTGAGCAATGCAGTAGCTCATGACCTGATCGTCAAAGCAGCCTTCCTGCGCATTCATTGAACCTTTCTTGTCGTACACATATGAGGACATTTCGGTGATGGTTCCCGTCCAGCGGATCCCGTCGCAGTCTTCGCGTAGCAGGGTTTTCATGCCCTCGATGACGATAGGCTTACTCTGTTTGGTCGTGAGCCAGCCCAGCTTCGCTGTTTCATCGTCGTTATCGCGATCGATATACTCTTCGGTGTAGATCCTGCTGGTGGGGTAAATCTCACGGAGTTTCTGGATAACTGCGTGGCCGTGGTTGTTTCGCTCCGGTCCGATGTACGCCGGGATCTGAGTTTCATATTCACCCTGTCGGACAATGCCGCTGTACAGGCGCCCAGCGTGGGCCAGTAGCATGGCAAACAGTTCCGCGTCCAGATGCCCGTACCAGTGCGCCACCTGCTCCCCAGTGCTCTTCTTCACCACGTCAAATGATGAGCGGTCGCCATGTTCAAGTCCTTCTGCGATATCCGCGCCGATCGCATAGTCGTCATCCGGGTCCGGCAGTTCCCAGACCAGCAGGTGATTCATCAGTGTTCGCTGGAGTTCTTCTTTGTTGCCGCCACGCAACGCCTGTACTTTCGACTTTTTCCCGGTAACCGGGTCCATATCGTAGACAATCAGTGGCGTGATGCACCGGCCACCGGCGCGCATGGTTGCTATCGCGTCGAATACCCGGCGCCCGGACGTCAGGAACGCCTCTTCCGGCGTGGATGGAAACTCCTGTTTCATCTCTTCGCCCTGCGTCCGCTCCTTGCCGATGTACCATTGCTTCTGCGTGTCGGTCAGCGTAATCCCCATGCGCTGCTCAACGGCGGTAAAAAACTTCTGGTGGTACTTACTGAGTCGCAGACCGCCTGCAGGCGCCGGTGCCTGATACTTCGGATCGTCATACCAGGGATAGAAGTGAAACTTAAAATCCTGAGCAGTAAGCTCAATGCCTGCCTGCTCCAGTTCAATTGCCGCCGTACAGATGGCGTGATAATCCCCGCCAACACCTTCGGCGGTGGATTCGATAAAGATGATGCACTCGTCCGCCACGGCGTTAAGCGTACCGGTGCGCAACTCCTTCGCTTTTGCCGGATACTTCGCGCATATCTTGCCATGCTCGGAGATATGCAGTCGCTGGACGGTACCGGAACGAAATGACGTGGCCACGCCGATGCTTGAGCCGTTACCGAACAGGATGAAGCCACCATTCGCCCCGCTGCGGCGCTCGACGACAGTGAAGCAGGCCCGCAACCATCCCGGCAGGTTATCGAACGGCACGGCTATTTTGGTACGGAATATCTCGCCTGCCGCCTGTTTATCCTGTGCGACGATCCCGCACTTCAGGTTTGGCGTGAACAGCGCCTGGTCCAGAAGATAGATATCAATGCTGGTGGAGAAACCAAGCTGGCGAGCTTTCAGAATGGTGTTCTTGTTGTGCATGTTCCGGAACAGACGTCGCTGTGCCGGTCGCATGCGGAACGTGACAAGGATCCCTTTCTCATCCTGAATCTTGTACAGGTTGTTGAGACGCCACCACGGGTTACTGAGCTTTGTCAGGATGAAAAGGCGCTGCTCTTCCTCCGACATACCGGTCAGGTCCGGTTCGCCGTATTGCGGTTCACTCTTCCGGGAAGTCATTTATCCGCCCGGAGTTATGCATAGCCTGCAGGTCAGCAACGATCGACGTCATTGGCGTGGTCACGCCCCGCTTATTGCTGGTGAGAATATCTGTCTCGGCTTTCATCTTGGCGGTAGCCGCTTTGATACGCGCTGTATCAGCGATGATTTTCGGCGTGGTTGCGGCGTACACGTCCAGTGTACTGAGCGTGCGCTCTATGGACTCAATACGACCGATATTGCGGTCCAGAGCCTGTTCGGCTTGCAGGATTTTGCCGTACAGTTCGACGCGGAGCTCTACGGTTTCCGCCTGCTCCATATCAGCGAACATACGTTTCATTGTGCTGGTGACGGAAAGCGCCCGCGCCCGGGTGAACACCAGTTCATCAATGAGTGCCATTTCGCTGGCATCATCCATCAGACCATCTGCGTCGAGATACTTCGCGTATCCCCGATGTTTTACAGCGGCTGTGTTGCGCTCCTGGAATGCGTTTGTTGGGGCCAAAGATCGGGATCCGCGAATCCGTTTCGTTTCTGGCTGATCTGCGCAATTTTCATCGTCGTCAGTACTGTGCGCATCTTCGTCCTCTCCAGCACCAGCACTGGATTCCTCAGAAACAGACTGCGCATTTTTGCGCACTTTCTTTTGTGCATCAGACTGCGCACCTCTGCGCATTTTTATGTGGCGGCGGGCGGTGGCATAACTGATACCTTTCTGTTCACACCAGTCCTGCAATTTGATGCCAGATTTAGCATGAGCACGCTGAAACTCCTGCTCCAGCTTTTTCCAGTCAGTTTTCGCCATGACAACTTCCAATCGTCATCATTAATCAACTTATAATTTTCTCGCCAGACTCTGGCCATTTATGTATAAAAACCTGCTCAACATACTGATAGCCTCCCAGCCCACTTGATCACACTCGTAAGGAATCACATCCGTGTCCCAAACCAATATTGATAGATTTGATGAAATTGTTGGTCGAGTATTTGCTGATTTATACAGTTCTTTTCCCCAACCTCGCATACTCAAACTTGAGGACTACGCTCATGAAAGTGACCCGCAACGGGACTTTGTCGAAGAATGGGCAAGAAAACAGGCTAGATGCAACTTCGTTGCCGATTCAGTCACGTGGTTGAAAAATGCAGGATTCATTACAGCTGGAAATCGTACCGACAATTTTTTCCATAATGCTGTGCTTTCCCCAAAAGGACTCGAATGTCTGAAGTTAACCCCGGATAGCTTGTCACCTGCTGCAGGGAAACAATTATCAGATGCTGCAAAATCGGGTAGTGTCGAAATCTTGAAGGTAATAACCAATCAAGTTCTAAGCGTCGGCGTAGCAATAGCCAGCCATAAAATGGGATTATCCTGATCGATTTTTCAGGTTGGTATTCACTATTCACGAAATATATCGATATTGCTCTATGGTAAATATTGTTGATTAAAGGTCAGCTCGGTACCGCCAGAAACCCTGACTGTAGACAGCGTTGTACCCGCGGACGTGGTGGTTTCCACAACTCTGGCGCCAGAGCAACCGGACAACAACAGGCAGCACAATGTCACGCCAGTTAAGACGATTGTCGATTTCATGAGAATTCCTAACAGAGTTTTATGCTGGGTTTGAAAATACAACCCTCGGGAAGTGGTTAAACGTGGAGATGATAATCAGATCGTTTATGCTGTTTTTAACGTAATGAGACATCAATTATCAGCATTTTATAAATCAAAAAACATAGGTTGGTGACCACAGGCCATTACGCATCACTGCAGCATGACGACTGGCACGTTCCGGCGTCTGTTTGGCCCAGGTACTGTCCAGCATTTGGGCTGCCGCTTCCTCCCAGTTCTCATCAACGATTGCTGAAAGCATGTGATGAAAACCCGCCAGACCCGAGACTCCCATCTGATAACCCATGCTGGTCAGAATATCCTCCCGTGGCTGGTTACAATGAGTTAAGGCCTGAGCAATGTCATCGTTATCAGTCATTGCCTCATAAGTTGCATCAACGTAACTGTAGAGCCACGCATCAATCGTGTCGTCGTCCAGCGTAAATGTGTAGTGTGAAAGTGGCGCACCTGAAGGACCGAGTTTAAAACCCACGCCTGTCGACGGATAACCAAGACTGTCAATGTACGGCGAATACCGGACACCTTCTTCCTGCCGCAGTAGCGGTATAATTTCACTTTTCTGATTCATCGTTTTTCACCAGTTTATTTTTACGTAATTCCCACGCATCAAGAACTGCAGCGCGGATCCTGTCAGCACCAACGAAGCCAACAACCAGGCCCACAAGGGGCATCCACTCTTCGTGAAGCCCACTTTTTCTCATCACCGCCAGAACGCTGAGTGTTATCAGAACAGCCAGCACGCCGCCGAACAAAGATGACACCCATCCCCGTCCATCTTTCAGACTCGACCACAACGCTGCGAGGAAGGCGGTGATACTTCCCCAGGTTGCGTAGGCATGCCCGACTGCCCATGGCGCCAGCGATGCAATCCAGCCGAGAATACCGGGTTCTTTTTCGACCATTTGTGCTTTCCTTGCCCGGAAACGGGCACAAAAAAACCCGCACGATGCGGGTTATGAGAGATACAGCTATTGTTGGGATTTTCATCCTGACATCGTTTTGTGTCAACCATCGCGATTCATTTCAAATAGTTCACAGAGTCGCGTTGTCGCTGCACTGGCGCTGGCTGACAACCACCAGCGGCATTCATCCATCACAAACCAGTACAGTTCAACCTGGCCACTATTATTGCTGATGTGACGCACGATTTCCCGATGCGTCGGAGCGATATGTCGATCGCCATTGCAGACGGGGCAAGTACCATGCTGAGGCTGGTTAATGATTCCAGTTCCGCGGCAGCGCGGGCAATGAGTGGATGCCTGAGCATGGGCTACTACCCAGTTATTAATATTCTTCCTGGCTGCCGAAATTTGTTCTTCGAGGTAACTAATTCGATCATCACGCAACTCTTTACTGAGCATCTTTTTCAGCTTCTTCATACGTGTAGTTTCACGCTGAGCATATGGACCATAAAGGCGATGCAGGTGCTGGAGAGATCGGTGCTGACTGCTCAGTGGCCGATGAAACTGGAGGTCGACAACCGTCTGGCACATCCTTTCCACCAGCGGTCTGTCAGCTAACTGGCTTTTAGAGCAGAAGGTTTTCGCCCACTTTGTGACATTGTCACGAAGCGCGCGCTCCTGCTGCTTATCATCCCTGTAATTCACCATTATCATCTGATAACCCACTGGATTTTCACGCTCCAGTGTTGCCAGCATTGCCGCAATATCATCCCAGTGGATGGACGACTTACCGCCGCGTGGTTCCAGCTTTGCTGTCCGGGGATCGAAGATTTTGATAGCTGTTTCTGTGCTCATTTGTATGTCTCGCTAACCTGCTTTGGTCGCGGGAATTATCTCATAAAAAGGAGCAATTGCTTGTAGTGTTGCAAAAAGTGAAATGCAGTACAGGCTGTCAATTCATATTCAACCAGAATGACTCCTGACAAACATTATGAAAATTTTTCTTCATTGGTCTGATTTCCTGCCCAGCTGCATCTATCACCTCCCAACAAATCCAACATTCAGGGCAAACATCATTGGGATGTTGTATTGCTTCAAGCTCATTAGTGCATCGGATTACCACACCGCTATCATGAAGCCATTCCATGGCGATAGTTTCAACTTCAGCCAAATCATCCTGCACCCACTGTTCTTGAATGCAAATTACTTCCTTTCCGTTTTTAATAGCATTCACATAATACGCCAAATCAATCATATCTTTTTCATCGTATGCAATATTTGTGGTAACCAATATATCTTCTTATTGTCACTTTCTCAGCATTCTAACCGTAACAAAATCTTGTCTCCAGACACTGTATGCCTAATGTCAAGTTCACCGCGTACAGGAATGCCAGATAAGCTTCCTGTAAATTACAACTCAAGTTTGAGTAAAATTTGCCGATAAGTTCATTTTCTAACTGAATATCCAGCATAAAAGCATTATCAGTTCTGCGAAAAGGTTACCGCAGACCTGGAGGATTGATTTAGTGTCAAGCTTATAAGCATCAAATTTTTCACGGCTATTTGTTAGATAACTTTCGGAAAAGAATACATAAAGGAGCAATAAATGGCATACCGCTATGATGAAGATTTACTCTTTTTAAAAGATTGTTCGGATGAGCAATTGGAAGACCTGGTGTATATCCTTACTCATGATAAGGATGGAGAAACCAGATGGACAGAGGAGCTTACCTCAAACGAAAGGTATAAATCATTCCATCCCAAACATAGCAAATATTGGGAAGAAATCGCGGCAGAAGTGCAATGTTTTGGGGCTAATACATTTGCAACGATGTTTCGAGGCGGGAAAGGTGTTCTATACAAAGAAGTTCTATGCGATGTCTGTGATAAGATCAAAGTAAATTATAATAAAAATGCGCAAACAGAAGTCATTGAAAACAACTTACTAATGAAGATTATAACTGATGCACTAGAGAGTATGTCACTAGAACAAATAAGAGAACTAGGCTCAGAACTTGGAATAAAAAACACTTCTGGACTGACACCTCAAACCTTAACTGCTGGTTTTCAGGCAATATTTAAAGCCGGAGGCTTCAAATCTTATCAACTTACGGCAATTATCGTAAACCTAGTTATGAAAGCAATATTTGGAAGAGGACTTAGCTTTGTAGCCGCTGGATCACTGATGAGGACGATGTCCGTACTTACAGGACCTGTAGGTTGGGCAATCACTGGTCTTTGGACAGCTGTAGACCTTGGTAGCACAGCATATAGAGTAACAATACCAGCAGTTATTCAAGTTGCCTACTTAAGAAACCAAAAAGCGGCCAATATTGCCTCCGAGATAACCTTTTAAAACTATGCTCTCTTCGTATATCACGAAGAGAGAATTCAAGTACTCGCTCAAGCTGACTACCGTGTTTCTGTTCCCAAACAGCGGCATTGCAGTTCAGTACGACAAGCACGACACAGAAGCATTACGTTGAAGTCCCCTGCTTCTGTTTCTGTCCTCCAAACCCATAACCAACGAGGTGGTGCGGATCGTCACTAGGAACACCGCCCCGCAGCATATATGAGTTTTTACTAAGTCATTAATCGACCGCGTTGACTGTCTCAGGGCGTAAAGCGGACATAAGTTAAATGAATTTGCAGACGGTACCTTTGATCGAAGAAACCACCTAACCGTGCCAGATATCCGACTCTCTCTCAAGAAAACTAATGTAGAGAAGATTTTGAAAAAATATTTATAACAAAAACTCCGGCACAAATAAGGATCATGCCTGCAATCGCCGGGAAATCGAGCTTTTGCCCGCTTACCAACCAGCCCAAAAGGCTGATTAATACGATTCCAGCACCTGACCAAATTGCGTACGCAATACCCGTTGGAATGGGCGACAGCGTCTGGGCGAGAAGATAAAAAGCAGTATGTATCGCCTTTCATACCCTCTGAGCATATTAGTATCAACTAGTTGCGAACCATGCCGATACTGGCAGAATGACTATCATTTGATGATAATGAAAGAAGGATACTTAAATTGAACAGAATGACAGGAATTGCTGTTTTATGTCTTGCGCTGATGGGATGCAGTTCTATGCCCTCAGAAAACAGAACGCAGTACCTGAGAACGGAAATGCAATCACCAGTTTCAGGGCCAACCACAGTAACTGTAACCGCGGACAGCCTTCTGAAAAAAGACAATACCCGTAATTTGCTACTGTACGCACTCCGCCCGTTGCCTGGAAAAGTATTCACCTCTGATTTGGACAGAAAATTTGCAGCAGCGACGATCTATATCGATTTGTACGCAGATAAAGGAAACAGTACGGCCGAGATCAGTGGTGAGATAAATTACTATGATCACGAGCAATATGTGAATGCCCGCCTGGTAGGAGGCATTGTCAGGACAATACCATTTGCACCACAGGCCATCCCACTGACACTCAATAAGCCTTTATCAATCAGTCTGCCACATGGGATCCACTATTCCGTCATGCTGACGGACAGCCAGCCTTGAACATAGCTCCGCTTAAAAAAGCGCATGAGGACGTAATGGCGAATATATGGCACAAAATTAAATCGGTTTTCATAGCAGAACCGGAAGATGCATACTGGGATCAAAGAGCGACCAACCTGGACTATCTGGTGAAGCGGCATACGGGTGAAATTGTAGTTGATCCGACCACCGCTCACTTGTCTCTGGATGACCGGGCCAAAATGGCAGTCGATACGGTAGACTTCGAGACGATGCTTGCCGACCTGGAGATATCGACGGATTATCGTGCACTCAATTCCAATGATATTGTTGTGGCAGTCTGCATTGGGATCATGGGGGTTGGTGCTGCGCATATGACAAATCACTATGCCGATGCACTGGAAGAAAAGTTCGTAAAGCTGCATGAGTATTTTAAGCCTGAGGGTACAGGTGCTAGTCCCTTAGACTACCGGGCAGGTGCTAACCATCGATCTATCTTTGGGCACGACTTTAATCTCAATCAGAAACTGCCAGACGGTTATACGTATGGAGGGCAAGATGTCGGTGGGCAAACTGTATATTCGCTGGTGCTAAAATACCTCGAAAGTAACTTTCCCGGGAGCTGTGGACTCGGCCTGCATCTTAAAGCAATCTTGCATATTCTGACCCACTATCTTTCCGATTTACCCACAACGAAAGGGTTACCTTTACCCTTTGCTTCTTTTTTTACAGAATGGAAAGAGGACCCCACCAAATCATCAGGTTATGCGGCTTCTAACCCTTTGATGGAAGCTCTGGGAGATGAGTACGGAACTATAAACGCAGCTGATGCATCCAGCTACGCTGTTATGAAGTTGCTTTTACTCTCTTATGGCGCTTTTGCCCATAGGGGACTGGATACTCCGGAAGATGAAAAAGAGCTACATAAGACGCAACTTGCGGTGATCGCTTATGGCACTGCGCTTGTTATACAGATGCTTCTGCTGGTAACAGGAACTCTTGGACGAACCGGAAAGCTGAACTACCTTATTGCCGGTCCGTTCCTCTGGAACAGTGCCCGCTCGGTGTTGATAGTCCATAAACAACATCGTCAGGTCATGACTCATTACGAGAAGTCTATTGCCGTACTTAATGACAGCGAATCAAATTTTGACGATTGGGTAAAAACTGTATGCGTTTAGTAAACCATGCCACTAATACAAAAAACTTTTATCATTTTGAAGACTCCGATGATTGTTGCGAGCCTGCTGTAGTAACAGCAGCAGCTGAGCGTTTGCGGCAAAGCAAAGATCTTAATGCTGCTGATGCCGCCCAACTCGAAACGATTGTCTCGCTTGAACTGCTGAGGTATGAGTACGCTTCTGGCGAAATGCCGGTGGATGATTTAAAGTCGCAGATACAAAAACTGCGTAATACTTTAATCGATGTCCATGGTCGAGAACCTTTCGATAACGGCAATATAGACAAAGGTTTTTACAGATTTCTGAACGAGGAATATGGTCTTGTCACAAAGTAAAAACATCCTGGCCGCTGTTGGGTTATTAGTGACTGCTATTTCATCAGCTTTTGCAGGAAAAAAGGCTTCGGACCATCTTGAAAAACGTCGTAAAAAATCGCTTGAAAAGGAAGAGGGTGGGATTGATAAAAAACTGAAAAAGGACGGCAAATGATTATTTTATTTATTGTTATTGCATTAATTGCTTTTGTTATTATATTTGGCACCAATGAGGTGCCCAGACGAAGAAGGCATCAGGCGATGCAGGAGGCAAAAAAGAAAAGGTTTCGTGATAGTGATCAGAGATGAATGACGAAGTATTACGCTCAAGCATATGTAGCATATTGATGATGTCCACTTCCCATTATCTGATATACATTAGCTCAGACCTAGTCTGACAGTTACTGGTTATTTATGCAGGTGTCTGTCAGATTACATCTGGCTTAAATTTTTATCAGCCCAGATGCGTTTTCCATCAAGTTGAGTTGAAGGTCCGCTGTGAGCGAACAGCGGAAGTTGGCGTCTTAAACCACTTGCACAAATTTACCATCTTTAATTATTTCGGTGATTTCTAGCAAAGTTAACCAGCTCCTCGTTGATTTGTACACCCTGATATAAGTAGCGTCTTCATTAGCAACGTGTAGGTATTCCCATAAAGAAGCGTTTTCCCTATGAACAGATCATCAGTATTCTACGCTAGGGCAAATCAAGGGTGGTGTGGGAACTCTTAGCGACCAAGCCACATTCTACAACTAGCGCAGGAAGTTTGGGGTCAGAAGTGAAGCGGCTTAAGTTATGTGAAGAGGAAAAAGCCCACCTCAGGAAGGCTCCTCGCTCAACATATATTCTACAAATTAACGCGATGTTATTTTTGAACGAGGAGCTAGATTTCGAATCTAGCTCCTACGACTGATGAAGCAATACATGGAACTGCAAATTACTAATCAAATTTAGCAATATTAAAATATCTAAGTTCGATTCATTTGTTTAAAGAATTGACAGCTCTACCTAGAACACCATTTGGAGTGCCGCTATAGATATTTTCCACTACAAGTTTAGCAGATTGAGTTGCAAATAAATAAAGTATATGTAAAGAGTCTTTAATAAATTCACGATCTAACTTAATTATACTACCTAAATTCGCGCTGGCATCGGTTTCGCGCAAATACTTCCTATCAATCTTACCATTGTTATGTGCAATAATATTTCTTGCTGCAATTATCTTCTTTAGTTTATTAAGTTCTGCCGTACAATTATCCTTAAAGAAGGAACCAAACTCCAATTTTGCTTTATCTTTTTCAAATACATCCAAAGGATTCCCATAGAACACTCCTCGAATTTTCTCTTCAACTAATCTTTCTACCATTTCATCTTTGTTGGAACAGCTAAGCATTAACTTTAAAAGTTTTTGATAACCAGTATTATTGCTGTCATCTTGAACTGATGTTAATTTATTTGGTAAGTCTAGATACACCAATTCGATCAAGTCAGACATGTAGTCTTCAAATATTAGAACAGCCTCAAGTAATGTCCGTCTAAAATTACCACGCCGTTCCAATGAACTTAATGCACCATAGGTATTATCTTTATCAAGAGTTTTAGTGTTTTCACTTCTAAAGGTATCAATTGTTAAGGTCGGCAACCGATCGTTTTTTATTAAATCCTTAATTCGAGGAGTGTAAAACTCTATAATTAAAAAAGATTCCCATACGTCTTTTAGATCCTTCTGAAATCTCTTATATCTTACATGTAATTTCGGTAAGCTTTTTGATTTATCCATTGCCATTGCTCCATTTAACTCAATACGTTGATTCTGTTAGGGAAGTCGAACAGCGTATCCTTTGTTGAAGTGAATCAATTCAATACGTCCGCTATGGCCCCGCGTAGCAAGAAGGACCTTAACCTACCGCTCTAAGATAACGCAACACTCTCTCAGGATAGTGTTCGCAAAAGCCATCTTAAATTAATCACTTAAAAATTCAATGATGTAAATAAAATCTGTCTGTTCTGTGAACCTTGCTTGGATAAACCCATATCAGCTTCTGTAGCGGCATACCGATTTTGGCCATATAAGCAGAAGTGTGGAATGTCCGCTCCTGGCACAAAGCAGTCTCTCTTCTAACTTACTCAGACCATGGACATATCGTACCGAATCATGATGCAGCAATATTATTCGGTTTTACGACACGCAACCTGTCACGATCACACCCAACCCCAAAGCACGGTGCTGTAACCGAAAAATATGCTCCAGTTGGCTACCGTGTTGACTCTCCCATATAACTACGTTGTCGTGCAGTTCCCGGTGGCAAATACGGCACAGGGGCATAACGTGGAAATCCCCTGCTTTCATGCCGGTACCGCCGAACCCGTGACCAACAAGATGGTGTGGATCGTCTCCAGGTTCACCGCAACCGCAGCACGTCTGTATTTTAACCCAGTCAGTGTATGCCTGACATTGCCAACGAGGAATTTTCGGACGGTGCATGTACTGCGCTGGCGCGTCAGCATCGATCGTGACAACCAGAACGGGCGCATCCTCTGCAGCAGCTGCGATTATCGCTGGTGGATCTGGCGGGTTTATTACCAGTTCGCTCTCGCGGTAGACAGGTTTAATTGGCTCATCTGAAGGCATGCACAGCAACTTACGAATAACTGTATCAGGGAGGAGACTAGCAACTCGTTTAACCAATGCCCAGCAACCTAGGTCACTGATAGTAACGATGTGATGATCGGGGTACCGAAAATGTGAGCAAACTGATTCAAGAATGTATTGCGCCGCATTTTGACGGGCAATATCAGCAACCAGCGCTGGAGGCTGGTCCACCAGCACGCGGTCATGATGCCAGCACAGGCAAAGCCCTGATTGCTCGTACCTGGCCGTGGTAAGTTCCGGGTGATGGTATTCATCTGCTCCATGATTCCACTGGCAGACGTTAAACTTTCTAACCCAACTCTGGACTGAGCCACCTGCGGCGCGCAGCACTTCAGGATCCATCCAGAATGATGAATATGCGGGATCCAACAGTAAAGGCTGTTCTTGCGGCAGTAAACCGGGCTTACGCCCGGCTTCCATCTCACCAGCCGGAGCAATAATCACTGGCCCGTAAAACAAGCTCATTAGCGAACGACCCGGTCGCAGAATCACCTGATCCAGTTCACGAATGATGATGGGGTTAAGTAAGGCTCTCATACTCTGATCCCATATGAGCATTCCCGTTGTTTATAAACATAACCAATACGTGCCGCTGCAGTGACGCAATCGTCCGGATTCATCTCGATACCGATAAACCCGAACTCTGAGCCCACTGCTGCGCAGCCTGTACTGCCTGATCCCATGAACATATCAAGGATAGTGCCGCCGGGTGGCGTAACCAGACGGCAAACGTACTGCATCAGGGAAATGGGTTTTACGGTAGGATGCGGATTTTTCGCCCCGGCCGTACGCCCGGCGCCAGCGCGCGGATCGTTTATTCCCACGCTGCCCTCTTTGCGCCCGCCAGTCATATCGCTGGCCGTGGCCGGTACAAAGCGTTCCATACCAATATCACGCTCATTTTTGGAAACTTTTGCGCAGTAGAAAAAGCGTGCTGCATTTCCCTGGTCGCCGTGGAAATATGTTTTAACACGGGCACTCAGACCGTAAACCATACCATTACCGGCGGCAGAGGGTTCCGTACCCTTGACCGGCGCAGCCGCACCAGCCTGTGCGGGAAACAGGTTCACCACTTCATCACTGCCATCATGCAAAATGTTGGCTGGCCATCGCCCACCAGCAGCAGGAATCCATTCGATCCCCTCAGGCAAACTACCATCACGAACATCGGACAGAAGCGCTCCCGCGCCACCAGCCAGTGACTCCTCAGTGGGAATGCGACAGGCGCCAATATTCAGCGCCCCAACGCCATAATTCACGATGTTCTGGACATACGTACCTGAAAGCGGTTTCCGGCACAGGATGAATGGTTCATATGCGGGCTTCAGCGCGGTACCAAAATCAGCCCACTCCGGCGCATCAGTGCCCAACGCCGCGCGAATCGCTTTTGCGATATTCAGTGATTTAGGGAAGCCGGTACCATACAGCCACATACCAACGTCTTTTACGTCAAAGCCCGCCAGACGCAGTGAAAGCGTCATCAGATCCTGCGTGCGACTTCCGGCAAACACCGCACACCAGGCACCCGGCTTAAGCACCCGTAACGCCTCTTCGAAAATAGCCGGTGACGGCACAAAACTGTCCCACTTTTTACCCATGAAGCCGCCGCCCTTATGGGTGTATTCTTCACCATTCAGCCAGTGAAGCAGCACTTCTTTCAGGGTATTTTTGTCCAGATCGTCAGTCAGGCCGTAGGGGGCATCGGTAACCAGCGCATCGACGGAGTCGGCAGGTAATGTTTTCAGAACATCTTCACAGCGCCCGGTGTGAATCTGATAAGCCATTAGCAGATTACCTCCGCGCCAGCGATGATCGAACGCGTACCATCATGCTTGGGTGCAGACAGCAGCCCTTTAGCCTCCATCGCCTCAATGAGGCGCGCAGCACGGTTGTAGCCGATACGGAACTGACGCTGGATAGCGGATATTGTCGGACGCGCGGTATCTAGGACAAAACGAGCAGCGTCGGTAAACAGCGGATCCTGCCAGTCCCCTTCACGCTCGCCTTCGTGGTCAGATTCGGCAAAGGACTGTTTCTTCACCTCTCCACCCAGACACTCCACCAGTTCGGCGATCAACCGTGTCAGGGCATGAGTGAACAGCATTACGTCCGCATCAAAGCGTACAGCAGCATCTTCGTGGTCACAGTTCTGATCCAGAAGCTGGTCAGCATATTTGATACCTGTCAGGCCGAAGTCATCCGAAAGCGTGAAATGGATTTGCTCGTGCCAGTCCAGTTCAAGACGTGTGACCACTTTTCCGGCTGACAAATGTCCGGCAATCTCGTCGCTGTTCAGATCCTGTTTTTTGCAGGTAACCTTCCCGCCGTTTTCCAGCACTGCATGCAGAACAGCGGACTCTCCCAGCTCAAACGTAAATGGCGCCTTGCCAAGTTTCAGCCAGCCCGTCAGGGTTAGTTCAATCGGTGTTTCCATGGTCAGCGGTACAACCGGCAGGCTACCGAGTGTTTTGCGCAGCAGCGCCAGCGCATCTTCGGCTTTTTTGGCTGAGGCACTGTCGACAGCAATCAGGCTGCTGGTGGTGTCAATCCAGATCCAGAGATCAGACTGGCGCGTGAATGCGCGCGGTAGCAAAGTGTGCAGCACCTCATCCTTGAGGCTGGCTTTCTCGGTATTCTTGAGGTTCCGGCCCTGCTCGCTTTCCAGCTTCTCGACCTTAGCGGCCAGTTCTTTTTGGATGACTTCAGCGGGCAGTAACTTCTCTTCACGGCGACGTGCCAGAAGGATGTGCCCATTGCAGGTATGGAACAAAAGCTCTGCCTGGTCGCCCAGCGGCGGCACCCAGCCGGTTTTCGCCTGGTCCTGACTGCCACATGGTGTGAAAGCCATAGCCCTTAGTTTTTCCTGCAGCGAGTCAGTATCAAATTTAACGTCACGGCTTAAGCGGTATAACCGCAGGTTCTTCAGATTAAACATTGCTAACCTCATGTTTTGTTGGCTTAAGTGCGCTGGTCAGGCGCGGTTTCTCGTGTTATTTCGTTCGTCTGGTCAGGCCGAACTTATTGCGAATATCTGCTATGCGTTTTAAACCCTCTTCACGCGACAATGCCGGACGCGGTTTTTCAGTAAGTACCAGTATCGGCTCGGGGACAGGTTCTCCGCGGCGAATTTTCTCGGCCATGGCAGTAAGTTCCCGGCGCGCTGCTTCCAGTAATTCTTTGTCCGTCCAGTTACTGGCGCGCATACCGCCATACAGCGCAGTAACCATCCAGTAATGCGCCGGGTGCTTCCAGTCATACGCCTCCGGAGAGGACAAATACCCGCGCTGCCGACAGTAGTCCCGGACAATCTCGACCAGTTCTTCGTCAGAAGGCAGACCGGCTATCCGCAGGCTCCCCTCCCTGCACCAGGCAACAAACTGACCCGGCGACGGGATCCACGGCGTTTCCTGCTGGCGGGCAATCTGCATTCCGGCGTTCACCTGTGACATAGTGGTGATCCCGTTCTCGGCAAATGCCAGCATCCAGGTTCGACGAAATTCGTCGAGGTCATCCTGGGTTTTGACGTGTGTGCTGAGTGCCGGAAAAGTGGCGCGTAACTGGCGAAACAGGTCGTTGAATACCAGAGCGGCCTGCTCTTCACGCTGGGTATGCTGAGGTGCGCCACCGGCCAGCCGGCTGAGCCCCCTGCCGTCGCGGTTCTGTATTGCCTGCATCAGGTTTTTCATCCCAGCACTCCTTCAGCCCAGTCAGTGTTATCCCAGTCGAGACCGCCGGAACCGGCGCCAGCTGATCGGCATCCCATTTGTGCGACAAGATTGTCCCATTTGCGGCGTAGCCCGGACGGGCTGAGGATGTTGGTGCCCCAGAAATGATGTTTGTTGGCCCAGCGAAATACCTCGCAGACCTGTTTGTGCGTGACGTTTCTGGCATTGCGCAGCAGGCGAATGTCGTTTGCCCACTCAATCCAGTTTGGTTCGCCGAGGGAGGCGTTGATGTTGAGCGCGCGCTTAAACACATACGCCGCAGCGACCACATCATCCTGATTGCCCCATGAGCGACCACCGGCGGTATAGACCCCGTCGACCGCATCCGGATGGCGTTCAAGAAATCGCTTCGTCTGCTCAGAAATTGTGCGCGGACGATAATTTAAGATCTGTATGTTTAGATCTGTGTATTGATCTGTATAGAGAATAGGAACGGCGACTTCGCCAGACCCAGGGAGCGGCGCTTCCGCCGTTCCGGACTGGCGATTATGCGGTTCCGGTTCGGCGACTTCGCCATTCCCGTCTGGCGAATCAGGCTCTTTTTTCTCCTTCGGACATAGTGTTGGCGGGAACAGTTTTTCGATAAGAGCGTCACCATCAAGGTGGTAATGTTTGACCTTATCGCCGTTGGCCGTGCGCTTGTTCGCCGTACTGAGAATACCGGCCAGGTAGGCCTTTGATAACTTATCGACGACACGACGAACCTGATCGGAGCTGAGTTCGACCTCCTCTCCCAGTTCTTCATGGGTCTTATAAAACCAGCCGTCGTCACGGGTTGAATGCCCGGACCAGAAGATGATCTGGTTCAGAATTGCCGCAAGCTGATACGCCTGCTGGTCTCCGGCAAAGAAACGCAGAAACTGCCTGGGGACAACCAGATTGTTTTTCTGCCCAGTCAGTGACTGAACAATTTCGAATATTCGGCTCATAGTTCGCCCTACTGTCCCTTCTCGCAGACAGGGACAGAGTTACCATTCAATTGCTAACCGAGTGCTGTTGGTCGCAGCACGGTGCCGGTGAAAGCCCGGCACGCTTAGTGTTTTTTATCGCTACCGTTGTTCCGGATAAGCGAATAGTTTGCAGTCAGGCGATCAAGCAGCGCCTGAACAGCTGGCTCTCCACCAGCAGCACGGGCCTGTCGGATAAGAACCTGACGGGCAATTTCGAGAGAACGGGCATTGTTATTCATCTTCTCCACCAGCAAGCCATGTGTGATCGGTTGGAAGTGCCTCGGCTTTAAGCGCGCGGCGGATTTCTTCGGCAAGTTCTGGATCGCAACTGGTCATCTGATAAACCAGATTTTCCAGCGCCAGGTTCATTACATCGGATTTATGTGAAACGCCGTGATCCCGGCATTTACGGGCCACAGCATCAACTGCAACCCGACGAGCCGGAGTAACGCGACAGCGCATGTCTTCGGTGCGCATGTCATCCGGGGTTACACCGCGATTACGACGTTGTGGAAGACGTTCAAGGATGGATTTGGTCATGGTTATCTCGTGTATTTGTTTAAGGTTGAAAATGCCCGTGGTCAGCGGGATTTAAACGGAAAAGGACGAGCTTCAGACCCGACCATTTTCCCGTTCTTGTATTCGATAATGGTGATATCTCGGCCAGAGTTAACCGCCTTCTGTACTGCCGATGGCTGGATATTCAATCCTCTGGCAACCCGACTAAGTTCACCATGTTTACTCACCAGATCTTTTAGCGCTGTTTTTTTCATAGGTCCTCCATTCGAAAGACTACATTTTTAGTGCAAATATTACAACACCTAAAATGCATTAAACAAATGTACCAATGGTATAAAATGACTGGATGCAGAAGAAAAAATTAACTTCAGAACAAATTGCTGATGCTGAGAGACTGAAAAGCATCTACGAAGCAAAGAAAAAGAGTCTTGACCTCACAATGCAGAGAATTGCTGATGAAATGGATATCAGTCTTTCTGCACTGGGGCATTACTTCTATGGCCGTAATTCACTGAATACAAAGGCCGTGTCTGCACTAGCTAAGCTTCTTCAAGTTGATGTGTCAGACATCAGCCCCTCACTTGATAAAGAACTCAGACAACAATCTCAATCGCTACAATTGTCCCTTACAGAAACTCAGCTTCAGGAGCGGGTGCCTGTACGTCTAAAGGTCATTACCGACGATGGTAAAGTTTGCACTGAGCCTTTGGGCGGCTATCTACGACTGGACAACTCGCAACTTTCCTCTTTCGGCGTGCAGATTATTGGTACCAAACTATGGCCGCGGGTAAAATCTGGGGAATTTTTAGTCGTTGAACCGGGGAGAACATGCCAACCGGGTGATGATGTCTATGTTTTACTTCATGACGAAAGTCAGCCACTAATAACTATGCTGATGCTTGACTCTGGAGCCGGTTACACCGTATCTGACTACACTTCTAATCGGCCTTCTATGCTGTATAAGGATAATATCCGTGCCATTTATCCAATTTCTGCAATTGTGAGCCCGGAAAGATTCATTCCTGCAGCTTCAAACTAAATACTGTATTTTTACACAGTTAGGTTTTTGCTGCGTAGCTTGTCACATTTAGCGCCCCGCAATACTCTGTAATTCCTTATTTTATATAATAAATATGAAGTAATTCCCCACCATTTTGGTCAAACAATTTCCTGACACCACTTTAGAATGAGATTTATCTTAAATGGAGGTGTAACATGTTGATATTGAAAGATTTAAATGACCACTATCTTATCAGGGCTGCTCTTTATGATTCAGCAAAAGGCAGTTGCATCGAAATCATCTGTCACTCTTCAGATCCCGAAAAGCTAGGAACCTTGCTTACTGAGGGACTACGTAAAGCCCTTCAGGGATCTTCACTTACCAGTAAGCATCTCTCCATATACCCTGTCCTTTAACTATTTTCTTATATTTTTCAATACGATGATTTTATTGAATATTAAATTTGCACTTTTAGTGTTGTTTTTATTTACCCATAAGTGCAACAATAAATCCAAGGCGAAGGCCCTTGCTCTTTAACAACGTGGACAGGTCGATAGAACTAACAGCCCGAATGGGTTGCTGGTCTGGCACATGCCAGGGTGCTGACAGTACGAGAATCCCAGAGACGGTCCTCCGGGATGTGTTGGCTTAATGTGCAAGTAAGGGGATCACGGCCTTCCCACGTTAACGGAGAAACCGCGCCGGATTGCGAAATGCGGGTAATAAAAGTAGCAGCTATAATATCTAAATAATGTTATTTAGATTTAAGATAATTGACTCCCTCATAGCCATTTTTGTATAGATTTTTAGCCTCTTCCACAGTAAGATCCAATAATAAACTTAGAGTTAAATAATTAACAGGTACGCTCGGCTTAATTATTTCTTCATAGTCATCATTTTCATTTTTATAAGTAAGGATACGAGTATATTTTTTTATTCTTGCATTATCAATAGACTTGTTAGCTGCCAAGTGTAAATTATGCACACAAGAATCTACCTCCTGTAATAACCCATCAACTTTGCTGATAAGTGCTTCAGTAGCATCAATTAGTGGCACAACGATTTTCGAATGTTTTTTTATAAAATCATCAACACCTAATGGAACCTGTTCCTCTTCGTTCTGCCGGACAATCTGAATGAATGATTCTATCAAATTGTCTCTACGCTGTATTAGTTCGTTAAGCTGAGAATAATTACCAAGCATTTTATTAAAACGAGGGAGATTATTCCACCCCTCATCAACTGGATGAGCTTTTTTATATTCATTTGCATAAGCCAGGAAAACAATAGAACTAACATCCGGAGGTGTAAAAAGATGAATTTTTATTTTAGGGATTTTAACCATCCTACTCCAAGGATCATTATCAAGTCCGTTTCTATATATGCTTTTTATTCCAATGAGACTTTGAAGAACCCCATCCATACCAACAATAAATGAATTATAACGATTTACCTTTTCAAGCTCCGCCTTTAATTTCTCTTGTTTCTCAAACGACCTTTGAGATATATAATAACCAAGTAGTACAGATACTACAGTAGATAGTAACGGAAATACATAATCCTTAAATACGCTAGACTCTTGCTTTAAATCCAAGATAGCTCTCGCGATCATCAATGCGTTGTTAGACATAACACCTCCATTTGAAGCCCATTATTCAAACACAATTTGAATCTGATAACCAGTTGATGCATGCACATCCTCTTCCGATGAACCAGGGGTGGTTTGTTGGGTGTGCATGCCTGAATTTCACGAGGTTAGCATATGAAGGTGTATATAGCGGGGCCAATGACCAACCGGCCCCTTTTCAATCGCCCGACATTCTTTGCCGCGGCTGACAGGCTAAAAGAAGCTGGCGGTATCCCTCTCAATCCTGCAGTTCTTCCTGATGGCCTTTCTTCTGCTGATTAAATGCTCAATGGCTGAAAAGGCAGCGACGGTGCAGTTGCGGAATATCACCTTGCTTTCAAGTTAGGCCTGAAAATCATGACGCAGAACAGCGTCACCACTCACAACAAAGAGGTTAGCACCCTATGAATGGACAAAGCGGGACAACAGGCATGGCAGTATGTGCCGAACCCAAACGTTCTGTAATCGATGTAAAGGTCAATCAGGTATGGGATCAGCTTGATAGTCTTCACGGACGAATCAGCAATTTGCATGACCGCTTGATCCCGGTAGTTACCCCCTGCCCGGAAGTTAAAGGAAGTGGTGCAAGTGAAGTAAATGAACCACTTTCTCCACTGGCCGATGTTATTCACCGGTTCGGGGCATCTGTCGCTACTGCCAATGCGCGGCTGGACGTGATTATTCGCCAGCTGGAATTGTAATAGCAGCTGCAGTTCACCTGGTCCAACATTAAAACACTGGGCCTTTTACGAGGATGAAATATGTCGTTCTTTGGAAATAATGAGAAATCGCCAACTGAGGAAGAAATTACCCGGATAACCAGCCTGGTCAATCAATATCCGGGTAAAGTTTTTCAGGTGCTGAATAAAAAAATCAACAGTCAGGGACTGATGCTCTCTGTTCGTGAGGTTCCTGATGAACTGCTGACCGACGAGGAACGTATTTGCAAACAACATCGTTTGCGTCAGCATTAATATCATATCTGATTTCCAGCATCATGCCCTCTGGGGCATTTATCGACAGACTTGAAAATTCCAGTCGCTTTTCTGGCGACATTTTCCTGATTTTCCGCTCCGCACCAACGCTTACTTCATAAATGCCGCAATTCGGGCATCGATACATCCTGTAGTTGTCATGATCGGTAAATCTGTACACAGCGCCAGTATCGCAGAGCGGACACTCGCCAGTTTGTTGTTCTTCCATCTAATTACTCTCGCTTGTTGTAGTGACAGCAAGAGTACCACCTCGCCTGAAGTGGAAAAAAGCAGGCACCTCACAAAGAGAAAAGCCCCGGCGACCAAACCGGGGCTATCCCAATCAGCAGCGACCAAACCGCTGATTACACGAGATACCAGACAAGGTTAGCAGTTTGAATGGTATTGCCCCTAACGGAGAGTAAGGAGCAGGAGAAATATACATGAAATCTCAGGTGTTAACAAAATCCATGGCGGCCCGTAACGCCCGCCAAACCATCTTTATCAATGATCCTTTTCGGCCTCACCCACGCTGCCAGGCGCGTTTTAACAAGCATCCGGAGCCTGTCACTGTAATGCCGCCAGATAGTCAGCTGCGCTGGCCGGTACTTTTCGCCGTAGTGTTGTGCGCCTTTGCGCTGGCCTTTCTCAACTTCGCAATGCAGATGTAGGTACTTATGCAAGAACCCGTTCATATCATGGTCGATAACGAAACGTTATCCGTTCTGCCCAACGCGCATATTGCTCAGGTTGGGTTAGTTCAGTTCGATCCACACACCTTCACCCCGCTCGCTGAGAAAGTCATTAGTATCAGCCATGACCGTCAGCCCGGAACGGTAATTGACGCCAGCACTGTGGCCTGGTGGATGTCGCAGGATAAGGAAACACAACAATCCGTGTTCTATGGCGAGGAAGACCGCATTTCCATTCGTTCGGCATGCTGCGAGTTCTATCGTTTCGTGCTCGACTCCTGTCGTCGTACCTGGCAGGAAGATGAGACGCCGGGCCTCAGTGATTTACATCAGTCAGTGCACATCTGGGCAAAGCCAGCGCGCTTCGATATCCCACAGTGGGAAAATGCTTTCCGGCATTCTGACGTTCAGGTGCCCTGGTTTCGCCGTAATGTGAATGATGTCCAGTCACTGCTTAATGATGCCGAACGCAACGGATTTGTTGTCTCTACGCTTAAACAGCTTCCAGCCGGCATTCACATGCCGCTTAACGACTGTCTCTGGCAAATCCGACTTCTTAAGGCCATTACGGAGTTTAAATCCCGCTAATGACTGACATTACCATCCCACGTCTGGCGATGGTTAACAGCATTACTAACCACGCCATACGGCGTTACACCGAACGGCGGCAATCCCTTCCCTGTTTCATCATCGACGATCTTCTGCAGGCAAAACCCCTGACCAAGGCAAAGCTGCGAAAACTGGGATTGCTGCGACGGCGCGGATACCGGTATCTGCGCACAACCGACCGGCTGTTATTCGTTATCGGCTACAGCCGCGTTATTACCTGTTATTTCGAGGATACAAAGGTTAGCACCAATGAAAACACTGGCTCAAAAGATGAAAGAGCAAGGCAAGATGATCACCGAACGCGCCGCCAGCGAAGAACGGCGCGGGAACTACAAAACAGCACAGGTATTCTGGCTGAAATCGACTGAATACCCCTGCTCAGAAGCAAATATGCATTATCGTAACGTTCGCGCTGACATCTGCCAGCGTCGTAGCCAGGAGGTGTCAGAATGACCACTATTTCTGACTCTACGGTAGCAACAGTTTTGGCAACCTCATTGCGCCCTGTTCGCTCCCAGCTCGAGCTGGCCGTCGAACAGACTGCCGGCATTTCCCGGGCATCTGTCGAAAGTGCCCTCGCATTGACTGACCAGTTAGAAGTGCTGGTTATCGAGCAATACAACCTACAGGTTGACGAGTTCAACGCTGTCGTTGAGCAATGCGAAGCACTGGATGACCGAAACACCACGCTGGGACTTCAGGCAGCAGGATTCGCTGAGAAGCTGGCTGATATGGAGTTAACAACAAAAGAAGCGCGGGCCGCAGAGGAAATCGCAAAAGCACAGATTTCTGTTCTGCAGGGTGATAAGCGACAACTGAAGACTGAGAATGACCAGCTCAAGTCGATGAACCCGGAACGCCAGAAAACGCAGATAGTCAGCCTCAAAGAAACCATCGCCAGTAAAACCACGCTTCTCGACCAGCAAAAACAAGAGATGCGGAAGATCCGCGGCGAACTGGCCACGACGAAAACCAATCTGGCGGTCGCCATCCAGCAGAACGCCGAATTAAGTCTTGAAAACGAAGAGTTGCGGACACGGCTCCAGCGTATTGACGGTGACGTTGAACCGGTCTGGTACCCGGCTGCCGACGACAGCGGTCTCCAGTTTTACTTTTACACCTTCGGCTGGCGACTGACGCTGGGATCCACCGACCGGGATCTGCATCTCGACCTGCTTCAGGATATTGACTGGCATATCGAAATTCGGAGCAACTCCGGCATATCCGTTCTGGTATCTGTTACGCAGTGGTGTCGTGCGCGGTTTCCGATTCTTGACCAGTTCAAATCAGCCTGGCCCCCTGCTCTGGGGATTGCGTTAAACCGCCGGATCATTGAGCTGCTGGGCGATACCCACCCTCACCTGGTTAAGCGTACTGAGTGGGCAATGGCGACCCCTCTTAGCAATCTTCCCCTGCAGGACAAGTGGCTTGATCTGCTAAACGCCTCCGGTCTTTACAGCTTGTGGACTGTAGTAAGCCATACCCCGGAAGAACTCTCCAACCTGGTTAAAGGATTCGGTATCACGACTGCACGCCAGGTGCACGCAGCCTGTATGAACGTAGTTAAAGACTGGCAGGCGGAAAACTGGCCCAAAACCAACGCAGCATAAGAGGAATTATGAGCCTACAACACAAAACTGACGCTGAGTTGATCGAAACAGCGACGAAACTGGCTGGCTACAGCGAAGCAGGCCCGGTGCTTAAAGAACTACTTTCACGCTGGCAGGTACAGCGCCAATTGGCGGATGTTCAACATCAGCAAATGATTAACCTGGCTGCTGAGAGCGAACTACTCCACCAACATGCAGTTAAACAATCAGACGCTGTCAGCGAAATCATTACAATACTGGCGTCTGTTGCACCAAAACTGACGCCTGACCAGCAATTAGAGCTTTCTGCCGGTGCCGAAAAGTTAGTGCCCAGTCTGACTCTCAGCAACACAGTGAGCCAGATTCGTGCCGTTGAGGTTGTTGATCTGCAGGGCGCGCTGGCAACCCAGTTCTCAGCATCGACTCGTATTCAGCAAATGGATCCGCTCGATCTGATGGCGTTATCCTGCTGCATCGACTGTGTTATATCCCGCCGCCTGGCAGAATTGCTTTACCTGCCCATTGGCCCCGCCCCGGTGGAACGCGATGAAGTCGGCTACTGGACACACCCGGCAGCGGCTCTTCAACCTGACTGGGATGAAAGCACACCACCAGCCGAGATAACCGACTGGTTTATGTCACACGCTCTGGAGCAGAAGATTGTTACTCTGGAAGATCAGAACGATGCCCTGTACGAACGCTGTCTGGAGAATTTTGAGGCCCTGAATGAATGGGAGCCGATGCCGCCGGACGGTGATGGCTGGTTTCTGTTCTCTATCTTTGACAGCGAAGACGGCGTCTATGCCGAATTTGTCCGCCCAATAACCTCGTGAAAGAGGAAAGCGGTCGCGCTGCAGTCTGGGAACACAAAGTTAAAACCGACATACAGTAAACCATCAGGATGGATAGCGACCGTTTTCCCCATAGAGAACATATCTTTTTTCTCCCTAAAAACTTTTCGGCATTAGGGGAGCGGACACATAAATACCAGCGTACCCCCTTTCTGATTCGGATATCTACTTGAGCCCAGCTACCAGGAGACCACTAATAAAAGATTAAGAATGACCTGTTACTGCTTCCCCCAACTACTGATGAAAAACGCTCATACCTATAAGGTGCTCACTCATTACTGAATGCCTGGAGCGGACAAGTTTTTGTGACGCACATCAACTAATTATCTTCACAATGTTAATTTACAGAGTTTATGGCCGCATCTATATGCATGTTATGGATAATTATATGGAGTTATTATGATTTCTTCGGTAAATCGTGTTGGTTTTGGTTGCATTGACAGCTTTAACTACCTTAACGATAAAGCGACACCTCCAGCATCGAAGTCAACATCAGGTCAAATCTGCCCTCAGACTGGTTTATGGAAAAATGAGTCATACAAGGTTGTTACAAGTGTTGATAAGGGGGAAGTGATGCCTCAGTACCAGGGACGGGATGTTGATTGGGAGTTTGAGCATACCGGTAACAATAAGGATGGCATGTAGCTCGGCGGTGGAATCGCATAAATTATACTGATGTTTAAGTTTTTCAATGATATGACCGCAATTAATAGATAGTAAGATATAACTATCTTATTTTGTGCCTCATTATAAAAAGTTCAAAATCTCTTCTTTGTGCCTGTTCGAGTCCGTGCCCGAGCAGGCTTTTTTTTACATCAATTTTCGCAGCTAACATTTAAACACTACTGTCCCGCCCTACCGCCACCAGCCTGATTAAACTCCGCCGGAGAAGACCATATCCAGCGGACGGGGCTTTTGCGCGCTCTAGGCGGGCAAAACACGAGATACAGACCATGCCAGATATCGTCTTCAATGAAGAATGGGTAGTTGAAACCCGGCTGAGCGAAAGAACTGGCCTCTCAAAGGGGCAAATTAAAAACTATCGTTTGGGAGTGTGGATCGAGGGTGTTCACTTTAAACATCTGACCGCATTAGGAGAGACCAGCAGCAGTAATGGTGTCCTCTGGTACAACTACCCCCGAATTAATAAATTTGTTCAGGAGGCTTAATGGCAGCATTACCGACCGGTGTAGAAATACACAATGGAAAAATAAGGATCTGGTTCGTTTACCGTGGTTCCAGGTGTCGAGAAATACTGCACGGCTGGGCTATCACCGCGGCGAACATCCGCAAAGCGGGAAATCTTCGTGCTGGAATTATTGGCGATATACAGATGGGAACTTTTGACTATGCCAGACGATTCCCTGAGTCAAAGACAATCAAAAAGTTTACCACCACACAGCGCATAACAACCTTCACAGAGCTCTGTGACCTTTTCCTTAAAATAAAAAAGCTCGAATTATCTGCGGCATCACATGACTCACTGACATCCAGGATAGATACCCTGCTTCGCATTGTCGGAGGCAGAACGCACATTGCCGAAATTCAGCACACCGATCTGTTGAGATACCGTCAGGAATTACTGACTGGTGAAGTTACATACAAAAAAGTGGTCTGGTTCAATAAGGAGGGACGCAAGGCTTCGACCGTAAACAACCTAATGGGCACATTATGCAGTATGCTGAAACTGGCTAACCATAGTAAGTTCATCACTCATGCCCCCTATGAAAATGTTAAAAACCTGAGAGTTTCTCAAAGGGATCCCGATCCGCTGCTGCTTCATGAGTATCAGGCTTTCATCAATGCTCTGCCCCGCCGGTTTGCACTCACCTGGATTGTTGCGATTCACACCGGTATGCGTCACGGCGAACTCTGCGCGCTCGCCTGGGAAGATATCGATCTGAAAAAGGGGGAAATACATGTATGCCGGAACCTTACGGCAAAAGGGCTATTTGTTCCCCCTAAAACTAATGCGGGGATCAGAACAATCACACTTTTACAGCCTGCACTCGAAGCACTGAATGAAATCCATCAACTGACAGCAAACCAACCGAAAACAGATATCGTTCTCCATCATCGCGAGTATGGACGGACAGAACAGCTTTCTGTCCGGTTTGTCTTCATTCCAGGACAGCAGTCGAGGGAAAAGAAACAGTACTTTTCTAAAAGGTCTTTTCCATACAGCTGGGAAAGCGGCATGAAACGGGCAGGCGTTAGAGTGAGGGATCCTTATCAATCTCGCCATACATACGCATGCTGGCTACTGTCATCAGGAGCTAACCCATCGTTCATTGCAAGTCAGATGGGGCATGAGAATGCAAAGATGGTTTATGAGGTTTATTCGAAGTGGATCAGCGAAATGAATGCGGATCAGGTAAGCATGCTGAACAGCAGGATGCCTACCAAAATGCCCCCATTATGCCCCCAGCGCACAGCCTGAATAAAAAACACGCTGCAAAATCAACAAAATATAATCAACTTGCTTAATTACTCTGCAATCGCGTGAGATCAGGAAGAAAAATGCCAT